TGCATGTCGAATTATGATACGAGTAGAATTTCTGATATATCATATAAATACTCCAAATCGGTTATATCATCATCGTCTCTCTCAGGCAGTTCCTCATATGGTTCATCGGAAATAGGATAGTCCCCAGTTGGAATTCCCTCAAGGTAACGAGGCGGAAGCGGCTCTAGGTGATCAAAGCTAGGTATAAGATTGATTATACTCTGACTTACAAAGTTTGGAAGTTCCAAGTCTATTTCGACAGCTCCTCTAATACGGTTCCCACCCATTAAATTATCTCTTCCCATTATCTCAAAATCTTCTCCACCTATCAACTCATAAATCTGACCCCCTATGTTATTCATCATTGAAAGTCCAATATTGCCTCCCTTGCCAAGCAATCCTACCTTTCCTGTTCTCGTATCCAGTTTAAGATCCTCGTTTAATAGTGATCCAAATTGATGTTGAAATTTCTCCACAAAATCTGAGATGATTTCATCATCAATGCTGTCCACTTTCCAAGGTATATCTTTCGCCATGAGTCGCCTAAAGTCCAAGATTTTCAACATATTATATCTATAGGACTTATTATTTGCAAATAACTCTTTATACATCAATCTAAGTGATATACTCATGTCCCTCTTCAATATGCCATATAGTAGGAACTGACAAGCACTGATATAGGATTCACTCCTCTTTGCATTCATTGTCTTGGCTGTTGCTGTAGAGGCTTTCATTTCACATATAATGTCATCAATATTACTCTCAGAGTCTTCTGATATGAATCTCTTAACAAGTTTATATGATAATGCTAACCGTCTGCTGAATTTGTATTCACAATTGTAGATTACAACATCGTAATCTTGGTCTTCCATTTCTCTTGGGTCTACTTTGAACAGTCTACTACCTTCCTGCATGTTTATTATTCTTTTGCTAGCAAATTCACTTGACCTTTTGGCAGTATAATCACCAACCTCTTCAAAGTCATTGCAGAAATTGTCCCAGTTGCTTTTATCACTAAGAGGGATTATATCTTCAATTCTCTTTTCAATGTGTAAGCTATTATAAGTGAATTCTCCCATTATGAGAAAATGGCGTGATTTGGTCACTTCTTTTATGATTGAAGTGTTTGCTATATTATTCAGGATAGTTTTTGTATTTATCTTTGAATTCAAAACGCTATCAAGACTTGGAAGATTTGGCATCAATGATATTGTGCTATTGAAGCTAGGATCTACTCCTGGAGTTATAAAATTCACCCACTTGCAACAAGATTTCATAATATAATTTATATCATCAATGACATCGTCCACACTCAATAGATCAGGCTCTCCATCATCTGAATCAGAGATCGACTCCCACCAACTGCTTTCATCATCTAATATTGTTCTTGGAGTATTGCATTCTTCAGGAACCAATCTGTTCTTTATTACGAGATAAATCTGATAGGGGATCAACCTACCTAAAGGAGGATAGGAGAGAAACAGATCTGCTCTGCGGGAAGCGACTATAAAAATTCCAGCTAAAGTATCACTCTTCAAGCTATTAATCCTTAGAGTGATTACCTTATTTAATTCTAATAATTTAAGTATTATATTGATTAAATTGGCTTCAGTGCCCTTCACATAAGAGATATCCATGTGTACAAGGTCATAAGGTAAATACAATGAGATGTATTCCATATCAAATATATTGAAATCGCTTATAACTTTGATCTCTCTTTCCTTCCTCACAGATATGTAAAGATCCTTTCTACTGATTGAATCACATGAAAGACCTAGTTCAGTTAATGCGAGATACCCATCTCCTCTGCCAGCACAAAGATCTATTATCCTCACTCCAGTGTCTATTTGACCCTCACTCAATAGGGCATTAAATAGACCATACTGACTCATGTATGAATCAGAGCCGGTTGGACTCGATAGAGATTTCACATCTGCATAAACCTTCGATGTGAAGTCAATTTTCCTTATTATCTTCCTTAATTCATTAAAATCCATACTGTTTGGATCTATCATCTTCTTTAACTTATATGTAAAGTCCCTATTAAAGTCGAAAGAAATCATATTGGAATCCACCTCCTGAGTTGAGAATTGAGGTTCTGGTAATCCTAAGATCAGACTGTAAGTTAAGTCACTTGCACTTCTCATCAATAGCTGGCAACCAGAGGTTACTGAATCCAATATATTGCCTTCTTCGAAGATCAATCTTAATATGAAATGAGCTTTAATGTACATTGATTGTATTTTACACTCTGGGAAGTCAGCCTTCATACAATCAAGTACTTGTTTATATATATTGCTCGGGTTGATGTAAACCTTAGCCCCATCACTGGAGAAGCTAGGAAATATCTTAGCGATTAAGATAGACATAATCTTAATTCTATGATCTCTGATGCTACCTGTCACTTGCATGCTACTCATTATATCCTTAAAATAATTCAATTTACTGGCAGCAACTGAATTTATTATCATTCGAACAGTCTCTCCAGTAAGTAACACATCAGCCAAATGCTCCATATTAGGGTCTTCATCCTTTAGGGCATTCAATAGTGCTTCTCCAATCCTGGCTGATAAATTGCTTGCACTCTCACTGGGATTGTATAGGCTGTGCAGAGTTGGGTAAGCACTGCAGACTTGCCTTATGCGATTATATTCAGATTCATGTGTCTTTTTACCCTCCCTAAGTCTATGACCTGAATGTCTTTCAAAGAAAGGTACCCACTTCTCAATGCTTCCTATTTGGGTATCTACAATCAGTGCATTATAAATTAACAATTCCCTATATCTTAATATCTCTAATTCTTCCAGTAATTTAGGATATTTTCCTGTCAGTTCTGATAAATCATCCTCTGTGATCATTACCGAGTCCTCTTCACATTTCTGAAATCCACTCTTATGGCTTATAACTTCCATCCTGATCATATCTAAATCAGGCCTTGAGTATGGATATGTTAAGGTTACTTCAGGTATATCTCTATTGCTTGAGTAAGTTAGCCAATTGATTCTCACATCTTTCACATTAATGTAGCTGCTAAGTCCTATGGTTAGGGGCTCAGAAGATTCTTCTTTGTTCATCTTCCTTATACAGTAAGCCAATTTCAATCGTTTTGTAATTAATTCAAAATTAACGTTGCTATCTTCCAAGCTATTCTGACTTATAGTATTTGGTATAACAACACTAGAAACACTTCCTAATAAATTAGGTAAAACATGGAGATCCACAATTGGTCTGAATAGTTTTCCTCCTAGTCTATGTGCTATATTACCTCCTGCTCCTGATATAGCTTTCTTTAGCATGGGAATTGTGTCATGGACTCCATAGGAAGCCAGTGTGTATTTATAAGCTTTGTAGACTGAACATTTTTCTAGTGTGTCAGCTTTAGATAGCTGCTGATTTGAAGCTTCTAGAATCCATAAGACAGCATTGCCTAGCTTGTAGATCTTATCAGATATAGGATCTTCAAATTTGATGTATTTCTCTTTTGTCTCTCCCTTATATAGACTACATGATCTTATATCCGGTCGTCTTCGAGTTACGAAACCTCTGGAATTGTCTATATTAGGGCAATCACTGGCCATGGCAATAGCAGTTTTCTTCGTGTTCCAAATGATTATTGATTCATATACAGGCTCAGGCATACTTATGAACTTTATATTGGGAAAGATTAGAGAATTTCTATTTTCGAAAAATTCAGTAACTGAATTATAGTCTGAATACCTTATTATTCTATCTTGACATTTCTCTAATAGCTTTACATAATTGACTCTGTTCTCTTTAAATACTTCATTGGCAAACCTGCTAAGGTTCCCAGATCTCCTAAAAAAGCCTCTTGAAGTCTCAACCTTATTTATAACCTCTTCTAATAGACTCAGAGGGCAGCTGTCAACAAAAAGACTGGTTATCCTTGGATGTAAGCCTTGGCGGAACATCTCTAGATAATGTTGCAGAATGAGTTCCCTATCATCATTAAGCAATAGGAGCTTTTTAAAGTGATCATTGCAATCCAGTGAGCTTATATATTTTAAGATCTTCTTGCGGGCCATTACTGATAAAGTCTTTATCTTTTTCATTGAAGGATACATGCTGTTTAATATATTGATCTCCATCTCCTCCTTAATGGTTACTGAATTTGCACCGAAGCAATTGTCCATCAATAGTGACACTGAGTTCTGATGTGCACCGGATATCCTTATTAAGCTTATGAGATAATCAGCAGTTCTAGTGACGCTAATTGAGTGCCCACTGAGTAGCTGATATAGGAAAGGGCTTACACCGAGTCCACCCCATGATTCAGGCACAAATAAGCATGCTAAGTACACAAATAAGACAGAACTATCCTCTGTCAAAGACCTTAATATCATCAGCTGATCACTAGACTTGTCAAATGCGCCACCTATATTGTTAACTATGTCCTCGAACTCTCTTCTTAATATATTGTCTCTATCTCTCTCCTTTAGAGAACCTAAGGTGTTAAGGTAGTCTCGCAAATATCTTTCGACTTTGTTGCTCAGTGATTGGCCATTAGTTAAAAGCCATGACCTAATACTTCTTGATATAGTAGCTTGAGTCTTTTCACTAAATCTTACTTGATCAAGCCAACTGTCTGTAGGGGGTGTTAGAAGCTGAGAAGTGAAAGACCTATAACTCAGATTTATTAGATGATAGTGTTTAAGGAGGAGTGCAGGCCACGGATTATTTGTCTGCTCAAGAGCTGAATTAATTGAAGAGCAAATAGAAGAAGCCTCAGTTGCTTCACAGTGAAAAGCTGGCTCACTCATGGAGCTCACTGCTAGTAGTTTCTTTATAGTTGAGTCGGCTCGCTCACCACCTGTATAGTGTCTTCTCAGCATTGTCACTCTGTTATTACTCAATATTGTTTGACTTATCTTAAGTATGAATCCCATAGATCTGGAGTGCTTTTGAACAAATGCGAAAAATTTGTTGAATAGGTCATAATCTACCTTGTTTACTGTTATAGTTGCATTAACATCATCAGAGTAAACTAGAATGTCCTTTATCTCAATAGGAGAATCATCCCTCATGCTATCAAACAAGCAGCAGGTGACTATGGTCCAGAATGGATTAAGCCAGCCCTCTATACCGCCTAATTGATTATTTACAACTGTAACTTTATCATAGAAATCATCGGAATAGAAACAAGATAAAGAGGAAAAAACCAATGGGAGGTTACTTAATTCATCTAAACCCGTGACATCAGAGATTAACTTAGCTAATCCACTGGTATTATTAGACTGCATAGATTGGTTATGACCTTCTATATCAGCCAATAAGCTCCATATATCTTCTTTAGTTATATCTTGAGAACAATCAAATAGCATTCCATTTCTCTCACTATCAGTGCATGTCATCAAATTTCCCTTGAAGTAATGCAACACTTTCTTTGTCTGCTCAGTGGCTATTGATAGACCTACTTTCAACTCTAGATCCCCTATTCCAAAGAGTCTCATTTCCTCTTTCTGCTCACGCTCTTTTCCCATCAACTTGACAGTGTGTATCTCTCTTGATACATGGTCCACTGATTTGTAAATATGAATACTGGGTTCATTTGGTGTTGATTCGAACTTTGGAAACTTAGTTTCAGTAAGAGGCCCTTTGTAAGTTATTGTGGCTTCTATCTCGTTTGTAGTATTCCCAGATCCTAGGGGTTTGCCTGAAATATATGCTGATTTGTCCTTAGCATAATGCAACTTATCCTGGCTGACCGAGCAGTCTATTGATTTCTTCAATCTTATCTCCAAAAAATAATCTAACGGCAAGGCCGCTATCAAGCTGTCACCACCTCTAGGTATCTTGCTTAATAAATCTGCCATTTTAGTGGATGAAGCATCCAAGTTTGGTAAGACTTTATGCTCCCTAACAAAGCCACTGATGAATAACCGCTTAAATGAGGATTCTAGTTTCCATAGCTTATCAACGTCTACAGGTCGTTCAGTGCATGTCCTCTTGATAAATTTCTTCAACCCTAAATCTGGATTGGTATTCGCATAATAATGGAACTTGTGAATTGAAGATACTTCGAGTGATTCAAGATCGCTAAGTTTTGATAATTCGGAGAGAATGAAGACCAAAGGGTCTTCTTCTTCAGATGCCTGGTGATGACCAAGTAAAGATAAGCATAGTTCTCTTAATCTTAAGCTGCTTAATTTAAAAGTGCTGAATATAGAGTCTAACTCAATTAGAGTTGCTAATACTGGCTGCCAAACTACATTTATCCCTCTGCCTACATCAACCTTCATTATAGATATTGTCTCAAAATTCTTTGCGAATGCTACCCTATCAGAGTGCTTAGGAAGGATACTGGGCAATCTGCGAAAAAAAGAGAAGAAATTCCAATAAGATCTATAAGCTAAGCAGC